GGCGTGGCAGTCAATAAAACACACGGGCTAACACTAAACATTGTTTCAAACAACATCTGTATCTCGCACGCAATCTCATGACCTTCATCTAAAACCCAAATAACGTCCTCGTAACCTTTAAGGCCACCCATATGCTTCGCATTAAGGTGACCATACGTACACGTGAACGTCCTTGTAGTGGGTTCCATACCACGGCGCCACCAACTGACACCAGGATAATTGCTGAACTCAGAGCACAACAAACGGCGCGGCATGACAACACACACCCTCTTCTCTGGAAAGCGTGCAGCCAACAACGGTGGCACATATCGCGTCTTCCCAGTCCCGGTATGTGCATGGACAATCACTGACCGATGATCACTCAAATTAACTGCAATATCATTCACAGTAGACACCCAAGCGGGTGGTGTGTTTTGCTCAATTTGAGTCTTACCATTCAGCGTATCCGTGCGATCCGCAAACATCGATTTGTTCAAGAACGATGCGACATGATCCAAACCTCCGGATACCAAATCATTCAATGCCCACGTAGGCAAAAGCGAAAACACAACAGGCAAACGAATGTTTTCGGCAATCTGATATGCCATTTTCTTGTGACCCCGATACGGATCCTTGGGCACAAGAACAGACATCGACCGCGACGAAGCACCACGTGACGCATAATACCAATAATTCCAGGTACTGAAAACTTCACGTGATGTGAACAAATAAATGTTCATCAATTCCAATGCAACCGACCCAAACGGAACATGCTGGGCCAACTGCAAAGTTGGATGGACGTTGACATACACAAGGGTATAAACCCAAAAGTGCAAAACCGCATAATTCAGATTGCGGTCAAACAACGGCCCCGTCACAGGCAAAAATCTACCAACTTGTTTGTACCATTTCCGCACATCGCACAGCGACGAATACGGAGACATCCGGCACATATAGGACAACTCTTCTTCCGTTGGAGCACGCCCATATTGCTTTGTATAACAATGGAAAATGTGGGCCTCAAACAACCCATAGCTCTCGATCTCCGTTACACGATCAAGAACATCATCAGTATCCACTGTCAATAGATGCGTTGGAAGATATTGTTCCATGGAGCGAACCATGCGCAATGTTCGTAACAGAACCTGCTCTGTCCGGGCAAAACCACCAATCGAAAACTGTAGGCTTTTGACAATACCACGCTCTTCCAACGTGCCTGCCTTATACCAATCCTGGACAACCTTGCTATATTCAGGCACCGGATATTTCTTCCGGGCCTTCTTTCGCACAGGACCAATCAATTTATCAAACTCTGCATCAACCTGAGTCCGAATCATCCTGTACAGTTCTGGTTGATGCGCACACAAGGTCAAGTACCCAATGCCCTTCTGAATTAGATACTCACTTTTCTTAGGAGCGGAGCCCATGTTCCGCGATGCATCAGCCTTGTAATTGCTATACCGCATAAGCAACTTGGACTTCTCGTGTAACACCGCAAATTCAGGTACATCAATGCCCGCCATGGCAAAATCCGCCTGAAATTCAATGCCAGGTCGTGGATATTTCCCGAGGAACGTTTGTGCAAACACATCATTCCCCGTTGATTCCACACGCAGGTTAACACCGAATTTCGCGGTAGAAATAGCGAACACCTTGTCCCAATCGATATCAAAATCGGTGGCGATGATATTATCATCACTCATATTGCTCAAGTACACACGATCAAAGAATTCCCGAATTGGCCACCCTTGGGCTTTACTAATACTATAAATAATCGTACCCTCATAACCAACAGTGTTTTGCCAAGTAACATTAGAACTCCCAGTGGTACCACCACCACGTTTGGCAATAACACCGCCAGGAGCAGTCGCATGTTCCGCAGCGACCTCCTTTGTGACATCCTGATACTCCGGACGGAAACTGTCAACAAACTTCCATAAATCAGCCGCTTGACCCGGATCATGTTCAATTTCATCCCACAACTCCGCAATCAAATTGACAATATGACCACGTTGCTCCTGCTTAGTGGCCTGATCGATATGTTGTGCAATCACATCATACTCCGGACGATCACGGTAACCACGCTTACGGATCTCACCAAGGATCGCAAAAACATTGTCATTCAAATTACGATCAAATGCCGTTGCATCCAACGATACGATGTTCTTATAACGAGTTGCCTCGGAGAACACCGATCCCAACGCAGCCCCATTCAAAGTAATACCAGCCTTTCCGCTGGCATCATGCGGGGCATGCCGATTATTGACATCGAAATTCAGCACACCTTGCTGAACATTTGTGACCAACGACGATGCCACAACAGATCGCAACTTACTCGGATTAGCACGCAGCTTCTCACTGGGGACAACCTGCGATTTCGGGAACGCATGTGCAATGGAAGGGAACCATTCACCAGATTCAAAAGGCAATGTTGCCATTCTGGCAATAGGTCCCAACCACTTATGCTTCCGAAGATCGTCCCGTTTCTTCATACCAGCTCCGATAAAAGGCAGACCTGCCGAGTATTTCTTGTGCTTCATAAAATGACTAACAAGTTTGCGGGGATCAGCCAGATTCGCATCCAGATATAATTTCGAATTCTGGTTTACGATCGTATCCGCCACAGCAATAATGTCATCATCTAACAATGCGTCAGCTGTACGAGTGTATGAATAACTCGCCAATGATGTGATCATCGTTTCCTTACATGCCAAAACAATGGCATCAATACCTTCAATCCCACCTTGTTCGAGTCCTCGTTGTTGTAACAGTAAATCAACATGAGGGTTCCGGTTCACACGCCGGATGAAATGCTTGATGTTTAAATCACGTTTACCAAATAACTCCAGATTGTGAACGTAATAATCAAGAGTTTTCTGATAATCAACATCATGAAAGGAAGGAGCAGAATGCAAAACAACACCAATCTCCTCTGCACGTCGACTTCGTAACGGTTTTTGTGTAGGTGCCCAAGCACCTTTATTCGAGCGCGATCCATAATCGAATACTTCCAGCAAATGCTCAATTCCGGCCAATACGGCACAATCCCGGATCGATGCATTTCCCAACAAGATCATTGTTTCCAACCTAGCGGCAAATTTCATAAGCCGCACAAGAAATGCATCACGATTGAACACCAACGTTTGACGCAGGGACGTCACGGTGTTACCACAACCGTACATCCCGGAAACCAAAGGCAAGAGGTCAATGGGTTTCTCTCCATAGAAACAACCATCTTCCTTCTGGTAAATGACAGACCAAGGTTTAACAGGTTCAGCTAATGCAATTGCCTTATTGAGGCCTGCCGCCCCCGGACTATCCCACACTAAACGGGAAAATGGGACCGGGACTGCAGCACAAGTGAACAAAACAACGTCCACAGATCCAACCAGGGAATCAACACAAGCGAACAACTGCTTGTTATCAATTACAAAACAGGTGTCAACTTTACCCGTGCCAGCTCCACGCTTTAATGTTATGGAACCCCACGTGGAACGACAACCCTTCTGCGAGAAAGTAATGCAGGCTGAAGACTCATACGCCAGCATCAGATCAACCACGTTCCAAGATGGTTTATGTCCAACGACAAGATATTCGTGCTCATGCACATCCATCAAATGGCCACTCGCAATCAAATGTGGAACCATCGATATGTGATAAACATTCTCGAAACGTAATTCAGCATCAGGTCGATCAACATCACTCGAAATGAAGCAGCACGGGCTTTGCAGATCCTCAAATATCCGCATGTCAACTGGTGGATTCGTTACAATTTCCACAGCAACCGGCTTCAGGTAACCCTTCGCGGTTACTTCGTTAACAACTTCATATATCTCAACGGCCTCGGATGAGACTTCAAGACTAGGGACAAACACCAGACTCAAAATATCCAACCATGTGGGTAAGGCATCTGGACCACCCAGTGCAAACACCGTCGGACCGGCCAAGCACGTAAAGCCACAAACCGCTAACACAGACAACGGTAAAACTAAGGCCAGCACAGCAAAAATGGACATACCTGCAAAGAAGCCCAGGACAACAATATCGCCCCCATACTTCTCATCTGAACGCACTTGGAAAGCAGCGGTCTGGCAATTCCGAAAACCGGTATATGCAAGCCCATCAAACAACGATACTTTAGCAACCAACTCAAGCCATCGATTCTTCGACAAAGCGGTGGGAATCACAAACAAAGTCTTTGTCTTTGGGTAATCCCGAACATAAGTTTTACATCGCGGGACACCAGTTTGGAGTGTCACTCCCACCCCCGTATAATTCACACCATCAGTGAAATCTACATGGAGGAAAGGGAGCCAACTCTGCTCAAGACTTGAGAATCGCATCATAATCCGATCATCATACTCACACCAGGGATCAACAGTGTCAATCAACCCCATGGTGAAATAGTGGACAATGTCCGCCCACCAATAACGGCACACATATTCATATGCCAAAACAAGAACGACGGTAGGCAAAGGACCAACTACTCCAAGGATGAATGACCACGTAGTGCTGGTACTAATCTGCCAGATACCCCACACAAATGCTGCAAAACCACACAAAATGGCCTTGTAAGCATCGCGGAATCTAATTTTACGATAGCAGAAAGCAACAACACACAAGATCAACAAACGACCAACAGCAGAAATCTCATACCGGAAACCGGATGCTGTCAACACCGTGATCATCTCTGGTATAGTGCGACTTGCCAACAAATCCGGCAAGGCACACCAAAGCCAATTTCCAAGAACATATAGAACAAAAAGAAACCGGGCAATCTCGGTCAATTGATAAAACAACACGGCGGGTAACACGGTTGAATCAGTCGAGAAAACCTGTGCAACAAGAGCAATACGCTGGTGCACACCCAATGGTTTCAACAACCCAAACCAAAACCAAAAATGATTATTTGAGAAAATGAAATCAGGTGCACTGACATAGTCACGATCAAGAAAACGATCAGCAGAACTAACATCACAACCACAACTAGCCGCCGTGGCCATTGTACCAGCACCCCCATGACAAATAACATGCTCATAATCGAGCATCATTTCTGCATGATTGGTTCTGGATTCATATTGCCACACGCTATTCGGGCGAGTTGACCAGACATCCATAGGATCAACATCAGGCAGATACACATCAGCGTGACTACTGCTACCCATGGCGATCAACACCTTACGCTTCCGTTTATTCACACCAAGTTTTAACAAATTTACACCATCACACGAACGCGGTGCACAACCACCAAATGAACCGATACGAATATCCGGACAGCACACAGCAGTTATCACAGTTGTGATCCAGTTGAAAATCCATCCAATCGTCGTGTCTGACGACAACAAACGGAATTTCCCCAACTGGCTCGGTGGTGGTGCCAAATCAAACGTGACAACATTACGAACGTGCCCGATTCCTCCCAAAGGAGCAATCGCAACACAATTATCACGTTTCACCCAATCACACAATGGATTGACGATTTCAGGCAAAAAGCGAGAACTTTTGTAAAATTCAAAACGCTCAACCAACGCCAAAGCCTGCAAACCCTGTTCTTTCGTCAAGCAATCGTGTTGATCACATTCGATCCCTACACGTTGCAATAAGCGGGTATAATATTGCATAGGCACAACATCACCACGAGTTCCAAAAGTAAAAACACGGAACCGTGGCAATGCAAAAATGGCAGCACAAAATTGTGCAAACTCGGTCAATGCATCAAGCACCATATCAACCAAAGTACCGCCACCCATGCAATGCACAATTGGCCCGGTGGCAAACATAAATCCCAGAATCAGGTAAAACCATCTCGACCACCACCCACCAACGGGGCGGTCAAGATAAACCTTCGGGATCTGCCAATCACTAGGCGGCCCAATCAAGTGGATATAGGCAGGGTCCGACAAACGGGCCTGCCCTTTCCTCATAGGTCCAATAGGACCACATGGGTCACCTGGACCCGGATACTCAATGTGAAGCTTGTTTTGCCAAGTAGTAACAACAAGACCATTCTTCACATTAGACGGATCACGCAAAACTTCAAGCAAGACTCTTGCGAACAAGGGATAATACCCAAGATCCGGTGGGTCAATGAACAACCGCCGATAACACAAACCGGGTATGCTGGCATAAAAATCAGTGCCAGTATGGGTTGCGTCATGCATCATACGCGTTCCTAACCATACTGCTCCACCGAGCAGCAAAAGCGAGAAATGTTCAATCAACCTCAAGGGTACGCGTGTGCCAGCACCACGTACACCTTTAATACATAAGAAAATAACCATCGCGAACAACGTTCGGGAGCTGGGTTTAAGCTCCTGGATCCTAGATCCTATTTTTGCCAATCTAT